AAAGGTTCATTAGAATTAGAAAATGGATCAAAAATACTTGCATCCTCCACTTCAGCTTCTGCTGTCCGTGGTGGTTCTTATAATATTGTGTTTTTGGACGAATTTGCGTTTGTTCCTAATCATGTTGCTGATGAATTTTTCAGTTCTGTTTATCCTGTTATATCATCTGGTCAATCTACTAAGATGATTATTGTTTCTACCCCTCACGGGATGAATCATTTTTACAAAATTTGGCATGATGCGGAAAGAAGAAAAAATGAATATATCGCAACAGAGGTTCATTGGAGTGATGTTCCAGGAAGAGACGTTGAGTGGAAAAGGCAAACAATAGCAAATACAAGTGAACAGCAATTTGCAGTTGAATTTGAATGTGAATTTCTTGGTTCTGTTGGTACATTAATTAATGCTGCAAAATTAAAATCATTGGTTTATGATGAACCAATAGAAAGAAGTGCTGGGTTAGATATTTACGAAGAACCACAAGATGATAATACTTACATAATGACAGTAGATGTATCAAGAGGATTAAATAATGATTACTCTGCTTTCGTTGTTTTTGATATAACTACATTTCCATACAAAATAGTTGCAAAATATAGAAACAATGAAATAAAACCAATGCTATTTCCCAATATTATTCTTGATGTGGCAAAAGCATATAATAAAGCATTTGTTTTAGCAGAAGTTAATGATATTGGAGAACAAGTTACAAGCATTCTTCACTTTGATTTGGAATATGATAATATTTTAATGTGTGCAATGAGAGGAAGAGCAGGACAACTTGTAGGTCAAGGGTTTTCTGGAAAGAAAACCCAATTAGGAGTTAAAATGTCCAAAACAGTAAAAAGAGTTGGATGCTCTAATTTAAAAACAATCATAGAAGATAGTAAATTAATATTCAATGATTATGATATTATTAGTGAATTAACTACTTTTATTCAAAAAAATCATTCATTTGAAGCAGAAGAAGGATCAAATGATGATTTAGTAATGTGCCTGGTAATTTTTGCTTGGTTAATTGCTCAGGATTATTTCAAAGAAATGACGGAAAACGATGTCCGTAAAAGAATTTATGAAGACCAAAAAGAACAAATAGAACAAGATATGTCTCCTTTTGGATTTATTTCTGATGGATTAAATAGTGAAAATTCTTTTGTTGATGTCGATGGAGATACTTGGAATGTGGTGGGGGGAAGTCAAATTGATGGAGATCAAAATGGTTGGCATGTTGATGAATATGGAGACCGTTCATACATGTGGGAATATAGATAGACGAAAAAAGTACAAATTATAAATACTTTTAGACAAATTGATCTTCTTCAAGAGGGAAAAAGATGGCGGTAAATTTAGTATCACCAGGCGTTAAAACAAGAGAAGTAGACTTAACTATTGGAGCAGTTACTGCTGCAAATGATCAAGTTGGTGCTTTTGCTGGTCCATTTCAAAAAGGTCCAATAGACTATCCAATTTTAGTTGAAACTGAACAAGATTTGCTTCAATATTTTGGAAAACCAATTTCTACGGATGCTCAATCGGAATATTGGTTAAGTGCTTCTTCATATCTCTCTTATGGAGGAATTTTAAGAGTAGTAAGAACTGATAGTTCGAATACTGGAGCACTTAATAATGCAAACTCAACATCAACTGGTGGTTCTGCTTCTGTAAAAATTAAATCCTACGAAGATTATGTAAATAATCATGTCAATGATACAACTTGGACAGTTGCCGCAAAAAATCCAGGTTCTTGGGCAAATAGTTTAAAAGTATGCATCATTGATGCTGCAGCAGACCAAATCATTTCAGGAATCTCAACTTCCAGTGTTGTTGTTGGATACGGAGTTACTGTTGGAGTTAATACTTCATTGGCAGGAGTTGGGACAGTAACTACCGAAAATGGTTTTCTGAAAGGAATTATTACGGGAGTCGGTGCTAGTTCAATAACTGTAAAAATTGTAAGTAGATATAGAAATACAACTGCTGATTATGTAAATGCAACATATGCAGCAAATACAATTACTGCAATTCCTTCCAATTCAAGTATTACAATATTTAATACTTCTGGAGTTGGAATTGCAACAACTTCTTCATATACAGCATCTGATTGGTACAATCAACAAACACTCGGTCTAACTAATACAACGATTTATTGGAACAGTCTTGCACCAAAACCTGGAACTTCACAATATACTTCTCAAAGAAGTGGTTTAAATGATGAAATTCATATGGTTGTTGTTGATGATTCTGGAACAGTAACTGGAACACCTGGAAATGTTATTGAAAAATTTATTGGTCTTTCAAAAGCATCCGATGCAAAAGCAACTCCTTCACAACCAATTTATTTTGATGACTTTATTGCCTTAAATTCTAATTATGTCTTTATTGGATTGCCAGAAAATGGAAATTCAACAGGATTTACTGCTCCTTCTGGATTTACTGGAACAACTGGAAATATAAATGCAACTGCCCAAGGAACAGTTTTCTCTGGACTTGGAGCAAAAACTTATACATTAACTGGTGGCACAGATTATACAAATGGAACTGGAAGTTATGCCGCACCTCTTGCCAATATCATTTCTTCTTATAATCTATTTTCAAATGTAGTTCAATATCCCATTAATTTCTTAATTAATGGTCCATCAAGTGGAGCAAGTGTTTATGAATCACAATCAAAAGCAAATGCACTAATTGCAATTGCAGAAAGTAGAAAAGATTGTATTGCTGTTGTTTCTCCACACAAATCAAGTGTTGTGAATATTACCAACATTGATACACAAACAGCAAATATTGTTCAATTCTTTGCTCCTTTGACATCAAGTTCTTATGCAGTATTTGATTCTGGATACAAATATACTTATGATAGATTCAATAATCAATTTCTTTATCTTGCTTGCAACGCAGATATTGCTGGATTGATGGCCAAAACATCAATTGATCAGTATCCTTGGTACTCTCCTGCTGGTGCAGCAAGAGGAGCAATCAATAACGTTGCAAAATTAGCATATAATCCATCTCAATCACAAAGAGATTTACTTTATACTAATAGAATCAATCCAATTATTGCTTCTCCGGGACAAGGAATCATCTTATTTGGTGACAAAACTGCTCTTGGTTATTCGTCAGCATTTGATAGAATCAATGTTCGTCGTTTATTCTTAACATTAGAATCTACGATTGAAAGAGCAGCAAGAGCACAATTATTTGAATTTAACGATTCAATTACAAGATCTAACTTTGTAAATATTGTTGAACCTTATCTTCGTGATGTAAAAGCAAAAAGAGGAATTACTGAATTTCTTCTTGTTTGTGATGACACAAATAATACACCAGACGTAATTGATGGAAATCGATTTAGAGCTGATATTTATGTAAAACCAGCAAGATCAATCAACTTTATTGGTCTTACCTTTGTTGCAACCAGAACAGGAATCAGCTTCTCAGAAGTTGTAGGAACTGTTTAATCAAACTAATCTAAAGGAGAAAAAACAATGGCTTCTTTCAATATCCCAAATTATTCAGACAGAACTATTAATGATTTCAAATCAAGATTAGTTGGTGGTGGTGCAAGACCTAATTTATTTGAATGTGAAATTAATTTCCCAGCAGCTTTGGGTACAGTTGATAATCAATTAAGTCAAGATTTGAGATTTTTTGTAAAATCAGCAGCTCTTCCTGCTTCTACTATTGCTTCAATTCCTGTTCCATTCAGAGGAAGAACTCTTCAAATTGCAGGAGATAGAACATTTGATCCTTGGACAATTACCGTTATTAATGATACAAATTTTGGAATTCGTAATCAATTTGAAAGATGGATGAATCTTATCAATCGTCACGATGATAATGCTGGTGTAATTACACCTGCTTCTTATCAGCAAGAAATGATTGTTCATCAATTGAGCAGAGGAACTTCAAATACAGGAACAACTGGAACTTTACCTAGTTCTGCATCTACTCTTAATAGATTGAAGAGTTATGTATTCTATGGTACATTTCCAACTTCAATTAGTGAAATTGGACTTTCTTACGATAGTTCAGACACAATTGAGGAGTTTACCGTAGATCTTCAAGTCCAATGGTGGGATGCTATTGATGATCAAGGAAATAGTATTCTGGGAACTTCCAGTGATGCAGCACCAGGAAATCCAACAAATGCTTCGATAGCAACTCAATTTGGAGTTTGAACAAACGAATAAATACATTATAATGTGATTGGAATTTAATGGCTAAATTATTTGGATTTAAAATACAGGAGAAGGGAGCAGACAAGTCCAAAAGGATTGTCTCTCCCGTTCCTCCTAATGAAGAAGACAAATCAGATTATTATATTCAAAGTGGATTCTACGGGCAATATGTAGATATTGAGGGAGTTTATAAAAACGAACAAGATTTAGTTAGAAGATATCGTGAAATGGCTCTGCATCCAGAGTGCGACAGTGCTATTGAAGATGTCGTAAATGAAGCAATTGTATCGGATTTGAATGATTCACCAGTGGAAATTGAACTTTCGAATCTTCCAGCATCCGATAAATTAAAACAAATTATTCGAGATGAATTCAAAACTATCAAAGACATTATGGACTTTGATAGAAAGTCTCACGAAATTTTTAGAAATTGGTATGTTGATGGAAGAATTTTTTATCACAAAGTAATTGATTTAAAAAAACCAGAAGATGGAATACAAGAAATAAGATACATCGATCCACTTAAAATTAGATTTATTCGTAAATCGGAGCAGGAAGGACCAAATCCAAACTATCCAACTTATGCTACTGATAGTGATAGGATGGAATTATATAAAGCACCAAAAATTGAAGAATATTATCTTTATGATCCAAATGCTGCAATGGGAACTGGTGGATCTATTTCATTTAGAAATGATTCAAAAAGTGTAAAAATTGCAAAAGACGCAATAACTTTTATTACTTCTGGTCTTGTAGATCGAAACAAGCAAACTATTTTATCTTATTTGCATAAAGCAATTAAAGCACTCAATCAATTAAGAATGATTGAGGATAGTCTTGTAATTTATAGACTATCAAGAGCACCAGAAAGAAGAATTTTTTATATTGATGTTGGGAATCTTCCAAAGATTAAAGCAGAACAATATCTGCGTGATGTGATGAATCGTTATAAAAATAAACTTGTATATAATGCTGATACTGGTGAAGTTCGTGATGATCGTAAATATATGGCGATGCTTGAGGATTTTTGGTTACCACGTAGAGAAGGTGGTCGTGGAACAGAAATTACCACACTCCCTGGTGGTCAAAATCTTGGAGAATTAGCAGATATTGAATATTTTCAAAAGAAACTTTACAAATCTTTAAATGTGCCATCAAGTAGAATTGATGTTGGAGGTGGTGGATTTAATTTGGGTCGTTCTTCTGAAATTTTAAGAGATGAACTCAAATTTACAAAATTTGTAGGAAGACTTAGAAAAAGATTTTCACAAGTTTTTAAC